GGCAAGATCTCTGCCCTCTGTGCGTCGGCAGCAGTGGCCGGCCCGCAGCGTGGCACGCCGATCGACACGACGCTCCGCTCTCTTGAGGGCCGGACGGTCATTGTTGAGACGGCACTGGCCGTGAGCGGCCGCGGAACGGAATGGGTCAAGGTCACGAAGTGGATCAAGAACGCCGATCCGGTGCCTCCGGCCGTAAAGGAGCGGGCGGCGCCGAAGCGCAGCCAGACGGCGAAGGCAAACGCGGAGATGGGTGCAGATGACATCCCCTTCTGAACCTTCGCCGATTGAGATGGTCGGCGGCCCTCATTGCGGAGGCACCTACTTCCATCACGCGAAGTGGTCTCTACCGAAATACCTGCCGATGCCGTCGGAGGAAATGCAGTTCACACACGTTTACACCCTGAGAACCACCGAGGCAGGACAGTCTCGGTACGTCCACATTCGCGTGCTCAAGAAAGGAATCAAATGAGCGACAAGGTTTACATGGCTCATTGCCTCGACTCAACCAGCGATGAAGGCATTCGCTACTTCGTCCAGTTTGGCATCCGCGTGGCAATAGACGGCAAGGACTACGTCCGCGTCGGAACCACGCTTCACGCGCTGCCGCAAGAAGGGTGGCGTGAAACGCACGCCGCAGCTATCCGCGACGTTGCCAACAAGGCCGGCGACCTGGCCGTGCGGCTTCGGCTGCAGGCCGAGCACCTGCGCCGCCAGGCGGACGCCGAGGACGAGAAGAACAAGGTGACGGCATGAGCGACCCAAACACGCACGGGCCTGGGTTTGAGATTGTCGCCACATGCGACATCGACGACCTGTTTGCGAAATACGCTGCCAGCCGGAAACGGCTTCCGGATCCGACTCCGATCAAGCCTGGTTCCGACAACGCCACCACGGCGTATCGGGCCGGCGCCGAGGACGACTACATCGAAGGCATGAAAACCCGCTACGGCGGGGAATGGTGATTGCTGCCGGCCGGTCACAGCCGCAGCGGCCTCGGGTTCATGGGCCGCAGTGACAGCCTTGCGGGAGTGGCTTTGTAACCACCGCAGTCGCAGCCGTTCCCTCCGTTCGGTGATGCGACCGTCCGCGGCACGAGACGCCGCCAATACACAGGGAGGTGTCGATGCCGCAAAGGGTCAAGCCTGACGAGGCCCGCATCCGCGAGCTGCACGCGAAGGGGCTGACGGAAGCACAGATCGCGGCACGGCTTGGAGTCAGCGTGCGGGCGGTGACTAGAGCCATCCAAGGAGGGCGGCGATGAGTGACTATTTTCCAGACATCTACCAGCGGTGTGCCGATCTGCCGCTGTTCAAGGACGCCGGCCGGGCGTGCCTGGCGAAGGCCGAGCGAACGACGGCTTTCGATTCGGTGGCTGCTCGAGCGGAGATTCTTGCCGTGCTCGTGAAGACGGGCCGGGCGATGAGCGGCGAGGAGCTGGTGGATCACTGCCAGCGGCGCGGCCTGGTGCCACACGACGCACGGGCCTTCGGGCCGGTGTTCGCGTCACTGTCGAAGCAGGGGCGGATTGAGGCCGTGGGGTTCGCGGCCAGGCGGAAGGGGCACGGGACGGCGGGGGCGAGGATGTGGAGGGCGACAAAATGAGCGTTGGGGCACGGATGCGATTTGAAGTGTTTAAGAGAGACAAATTCACATGCCAATACTGTGGGAGAAAATCTCCTGACGTGATTCTTCACGTCGACCACATAACTCCAGTAGCAAGTGGCGGATGCGATGACATCTTAAACCTTGTCACGTCTTGCATTGACTGCAACCTAGGCAAGAGTGACAGGCCGCTTCGCGACAACGTGGATCTTGAGGTTCGCAGGCGTAGCATGGAACAGTTAGAGGAGCGCAGGCAGCAGCTCGCAATGCTGAGGGATTGGCATGTTTCTCTGTCGGCGATTGACTGCCAAGCTGCCTTGATGCTTTGGGACGTGTGGACTTCCCTGACCGGTGTTTCCTCGCAGCCGTCCGATGACAACACGGCGTCGCTAATTCAGTTGCTCAAGAAATACTCTTTTGAGGAAATTGCGCAAGGCATGCGAGATGCTTGCTCAAAGCACATATCGCCTTCTTCAGAAATAGTCGAAACGGGACTGCACGCAGCGTTTGAGGCGATCTCAAGGCAGTGCTGGATTGCTAAGACAAACAGAGAAGATCCCATCGGAAGCAGGAAGCGATACATCATTGGAATTTTGCGAAACAGGGTTTGCTACGTAAACACAAGGTCTGCCGCAGCACTGATCGGCGATGCACTGAATTGCGGAGTTGATATTGGGTACGTTGAGGATGCAGCGAAACAAGCAAAGTCTTGGAGCAGTTTTCGCGACACAATCTACGATGCGTGCGGAGTATGCGATGAGCAGTACGACGACGAAGAAGGGAGCCAACCACAGTGACGCACTGGTTCCCTCTATTCGGCCGAGACTTCCTCGCCGCCACTCTTGGGTGGACGGCCGAGGAGCGTGGTCACTACATCACGCTCATCATCACACAGTGGGAGCAGGGAGGGCTCCCGGACGATCTGAAACGCATGGAGCTGATTTCGCCAGGCGTTAGCAAGGTATGGGAAACCCTGTCTCCGAAGTTCCCGAAGAGCGTCGGCGGCCTGCGGAAGAACGCCCGCCTCGAGCACGAACGGCATTTGTCCCACCAGCGGAGCGAGCGGGCTCGTCAGTCCGCCTCCGCAAGGTGGTCAAAGGCATCCGATGATGCCGCCGCATGTGCCGACGGTGATGCGGACGCAATGCCGGAGCAATGCGATCGCATATGCGATCGCATATGCTCGGACGATGCTTCCATGTCCATGTCTTATTCACCACCACCACCACCATCGCCGCCGGGCGATTTTTCGGACGATTGGGAGCGTCTGCGGACGGCCTGGAATGCCGAGTGGAAGGACGCCAAGAGGCAGTGGCGATCCGTAGAGGCCCCGCCAGAGGCCCTGGCTCGCCTCCAGGAGCCCGATTGGCTCTCGGACGCACTCCGAGCCATCCCGGAGATCCGCAAGGCCTGTACTGGCTTCCAGACCCCTCCGACGTTGAGGCAGTTTTGCCGCCGAGACGAGCGTGGGACGTTCGTGTCTCGAATGCTGGGCGGTGAGTTCGTGGATTCGTCCGCCGGCAGGCGCCGGCGGGAGTCGGCCGCCACCTGACCACGGAGGAATCATGGGTAGGGCATCTAGGCAAAAAGGGAAAGTTGGCGAGAGGGAAGCCGCAGCCGAGCTGGGCGGCATCCTTGGCGTGGCGGCCCGCCGCGGCGTCCAGTTCCAAGGCGGACCCGACAGCCCCGACGTGGTGCTGCCCGGTATTTCGATACACGTGGAGTGCAAGCGGGTCGAGCGGCTGAACCTGTGGGCCGCCATCGACCAGGCCGAGGCCGACGCCCCGGCCGGCTCCGTCCCGGTGGTATGGCACCGCTGCAACCGCCGGCCGAGCGTGGTGATCGTGCCGACGGCCCGGCTCGTGGAGCTGGCCCGTGAGATTGTGGCGAAGGTGGGGCCGGCCTAATGGTTGCCAAGTCGAAAGAAGCGATCGAGAAGCGCCGCCGCGGCACCCTGGAGCGTGGCCGGCAGACGACCGCCGCCGGTGCCGACATCGGCGAGATTCCGAAGGTGGTCGATCCCGACCGCAAGGATAGATGTAAGAAATCGCTAGCCGAGTTTCTTACGTCTTACTTTCCCTACTCGACCGGAATGTCTCCGTTCTCGGACGACCACGAGCGTGTGATCGGCCGCATCCAGGACTGCATCCTCCGCGGAGGCCGGTTCGTCAACGCGGTCTACCGCGGCTTCGCCAAATCGACCATTTCGGAGAACGCCCTGCTCTGGGCGATCCTCTACGGGCACCGGAAATTCGGTGCGATCTTCGCGGCCGAGGCCGGCCTGGCGGACAAAGCCATCACGTCGATCAAGACAGAACTATCCGACAACGACCTGCTCTTTGAAGACTTCCCTGAGGTATGCCATGCGGTGCGGGCCCTCGAGGGCAAGCCGCAGCGGTGCAGCTCGCAGACCTGCGGCGGCAACCGGACGCATATCCAGTGGAAGAAAGACACGCTGGTGCTGCCGGCTATCGCCGGCAGTCCGGCGGCCGGCTCCATCATCGTGTCGAAGGGGCTCACCGGCAGCATTCTCGGTCTGCGGCACAAATCCGCCGACGGGCACCAGCTGCGGCCCGATTTCGTCATCGTGGACGATCCGCAGACGCGGGAATCCGCCAAGTCGCCGGTGCAGTGCCAGGCGCGGCTGGAGATCCTCAAAAAGTCGGTGATGAAACTGGCCGGTCACACGACCAGCATGGCCTGCGTGGTCAACGCTACCGTTATCCAGCCGGACGATATGGTCGATCAGCTCCTCGACTCCGCGAAAAACTCCTCATGGCAGGGCGAGCGGATTCCGATGGTTCGCCGGTTCGCCGATCGCCATGAAGACCTGTGGCTCGACCAATACGCCACCATCCGCCGCACGTTCGCGGCCGACCTGGTGGGCGACCAGGCCAGAGCCCACAAGGAAGGGAACGAGTTCTATCTCGCTCACCGCGAAGCGATGGACGCCGGCTGCAGCGTGTCGTGGGCGAGCTGCTTCGACCCGGAGTCTGAGCATTCTGCGGTCCAACACGCATACAACGCTCTCATCGACGACGGCGAAGATGTGTTCGCGTCGGAGTTCCAGCAGCAGCCCCTCAAAAACGAGGCCGGCGGCACCGGCATCCAGCCGGACGAGGCACGCGGGCGTGCCATTGAGGTTCCGCGGTGGATCGTGCCCCGCGGCCTGGACACGCTCACCTGTTTCGTGGACGTCCAGAATGAGCTGCTGTATTGGGCGGTGGTGGCGTGGGGGCACGAGTTCCGCGGCCATGTTATTGGCTACGGAACATACCCAGACCAAGGACGTGCATATTTCACCCTACGCGATGCAAAGAAGACCCTCTCGCGTTCGCACGGGCAAAACGTCGAGGCCGCCATCGCGGCCGGCCTCGAGAACGTCGCGGCCGCGATCCTAGACCGGGAGTTCGCCCGCGAGTCCGACGATGCCGTGCTCCGCGTCAATCAGATGTTCGTCGATGCAAACTGGGCACAGACGCAGGGCGTGGTCCGCGACTTCGCCCGCCGATCGAAATACGGACCCCGCATCCTGCCGACGCACGGCCGTTTCGTCGGGGCGTCAGGTCAGACTATTTCCGACAAGGCCCCCGACCGCGGCGAGCGTGTGGGGTCAAATTGGAGAACGTCAACCATCCAGCGGCAGCGGCACGTCTTGTACGACACAAACGCATGGAAGACGTTCCTCGCCGCCAGGTGCAAGCTGCCGACCGCCGACCCGCACGCTTTCACCGTTCACGCAGGAAGCCACGATATGCTCGCCGAACAACTCTCAAGCGAGGTTCCGGTGCGGGTGGAAAGCAAAATGCGGGCGGTGGATGAGTGGCGGCTAATCCCAGGACGCGACAACCATTTGTTCGACTGCATCATTGGCTCGGCCGTCGCGGCGTCTTACGTTGGCATCTCCGCGGTGGGCGTCGAGCGGCCCGGCAAGACGGAGCGAAAGATCGTCAGCCGCGAGGATATGGCCGCCAGGCGTGATGAGTTGCTGCGGAGATTGGGCCGGTGAGTATTTCGATAGGAGCACAAACCGATGCCGTTTCGTGAATGTATCCCTCGAGTGCAGGCATGGCAGCGGAATCTTGCCGGGATCGACGGCGACACCGCGGAAGACCACGCGGCCGAGGATATTGCCAGCGTGCGGCGTGCGGAGCGAGGTACGGCAGTTCGAGATAATTGCGTGTCGGACAATAATCCAGAAATAGGATGCCCTGTTACGGAACCTATGCCGAAAGAAAAATGGGCAGATGTTTCTGTGGAGAAGTGTCCAGTGTGCGGCGGCCCGTCGCTCACTGTGACCGAGCGAATGGTCATTGAGTGCGTCATCGGCATTGTCGGGCCGGGCGGTATTGAATCGACATTGAGCCGCCTGTTGGAGCGAACACGGGACGTGAGCAAGTAGCCCACAAAAACACGGAAGATGAGCAGCCCGCAGCCACAGGACGACGCCACCATTAAGGACGCTGACGCGGGTCTGCTCCATCGTGTGGTTATGCGCTTTTGCTACGCGGACCCGCCCTACCTTGGCTGCGGGCAGAAGCTATACGGCGATCGGCACGACAAGGCCGCAGATTGGGACGATCCTGAGCGGCATCGGCGGCTGGTGGAGCAGCTCTGCGGCGAGTATCCAGACGGCTGGGCCATGAGCCTGCACACGCCGAGCCTGCGGACCATCCTCCCGATGTGCCCGGAGGACTGCCGAGTGGCTGCGTGGGTCAAGCCGTTCGCGGTGTTCAAGCCCAACGTAACGGTGGCATACGCATGGGAGCCAGTGATCTTTCGGGGTGGCAGGCCGCGACCGCGAACGATGCCGACCGTGCGTGATTGGGTGTCGGAGTGCATTACGCTCAAGAAGGGCTGTCCGGGGGCGAAGCCGGAAGGGTTCACGCTATGGCTGCTCGACCTCCTCAACGTCGAGCCGCATGACGAGTTCGTGGATATGTTCCCAGGTAGCGGGATGGTGACGGATGCGGTCGAGCGCTGGCGGCGGTCGCCACGGTTGCCGCTTCAGTACGCATAACTTGTATTTCTACGGTCTGTGTAACGCGCCGTTTCCGTATAACGCCCCACGCCGATTCATGGAGCCCACGCAATGAGCGGACTCCTCATAGCCATCACCGGCGCGATCTACGCTTGGATCGCGATTGACCAATTCGCCCGCGGCAACCCTGGCATGGGCATCGCGTACACCGGCTACGCCTTCGCCAACGCCGGCCTCTGGATGCTGGCAAGCAAGTAATCCGGCGGCTGGGCGCTTCGTAAAATGGCGGTAGCCCAGGAGGCTACCGCCGTGTTCGACGACGTTGACGATTTCTTCGACGACGACCTCGAGGCCGACGAGCTGGTCACGTTCCTCCGCGGCTTGTGCTGAACGCTGGTACACTACTGTTATCGGTGGGGCAATCCCTTCGATAGCAGGAGCAACCGGTGTCGGCTACAGACGACATTCTCGCCGCAGTCGCCGCGAACCTCGCGCAGCCCAAGCGTGCCCGCACGGACGCCGGGGAGGTCGAGCAGCACGATCTGGATAAGCAGATCGCGGCCGCCAAGTTCGCGCTCGCCATGCAGGGCGTTTCGCGGTCTCCGTTCCGTGCTCTGCGGTTCGCTCAGACCGTGTCCGGCAACGCATCCGGTGCAGGCGATCCGACGAATCTCAACGTCGGCATGACCGGCCTCCCAGGGTTTCCAAGCTACTGATGGGCTTCCTCGGCCTATTCCGCCGTCGCGAGCCGGCCGCACCGCAGGTGCAGGCCCGGTACGACGCTGCACAGACCACGCCGCTGAACCAGCGGCATTGGGCACAGGCCGATTGGCTGTCGGCCGACGCGGCCCTGCACCCCGGCATCCGCCGCACGCTCCGCACGCGAGCCCGCTACGAGGCCGCGAACAACTCGTACCTGGCGGGGATGCTCTCCACGCTCGCCACCGACCTGGTGGGCACCGGCCCGCGGCTGCAGCTCGACGTGCCGGGCGCGCAGCCGGAGAGCGACCAAGTGCGTGCCGTGGAAACCGCCGTGTTTGAGTGGAGCCAGGCCATCGACTTGGCTGCCAAGCTCCGCACCATGCGGGTTTCGCGGGCCGTCGATGGCGAGTCTTTCGCCGTCAAGCAAACCAACCCAAAGTTGAGCGGCGTGCAGCTGGACGTGCGGCTGCTTGAGGCCGACCAGGTGGCGAATCCGACCTGGATCCTTGAACTGGGTGCCATCGACGGCATCCGCCTGGACGACGCCGGCAACGTGGTCGAATGGCACGTC